GTGAGCCCTGCGGCTTTGGGAAACCGAATGTCCGTTGCCCGCAAGGGAGCTACACGCCAGGGGAGCCGCAAGGCTCCTCTTGGTTCTTTCGGCCCTTTTCGTATAGTGGTATTATAACGCCGTTGTATAGCGTGGAGGACAGTTCGATTCTGGTCAAAGGGCACCAATATTACCTATCCAGATTTGGATAGCATGTCAAAGACAACGAACAAATAATAAGAACAAGGAGCACAAAATAGTGCTAATCCGTGGTAAGGCCAAGTGGGCCAAAATCTTTGCTGATCAACTTCATTGGGGTTTTGAGAATAAGCATAAAGAATGGTCGATTGATGTCTATCTTGATGAAGAGACCGTTCATCGTCTTGAGGTTGAGGGCTTGAAGCCTAAAATCAAGGACAAGGGTAACGGTCCATTCATTACATTTAAGCGTCGTGAGCTCAAGGCTGACGGCTCCCCTAATCAACCAGTCCGTATTGTGGACCATCATGGCAACACGCTACAAGATTCGGAAACTGTCTATAAGGGTCCGAAGATTGGTAATGACTCTGTTGTTAATGTGAACTTCGCTATTAATGAATATGGTAAAAACCAGAAGTCTGCTAATATCTTGTCCCTACAGATTTGGGATATGATTAAGTATGATGGTGATAATTTCCCCGTCAAGGAAGATGCTGAGACTGATGAGTCTTGGCAAGCGGACGCTGCGTAATTCCATATATTAAAGAGTTTCATCGTCCTGCGTATCACGATGCAATTTCACAGATTGTGGAGTTGACTAAGGGTACGCAGGACAGAGATGGTTTCTTGAATTATGTGATCTCAACAATCATAACTGCTTGTTATGATAAAAAATACACCGACCTTAATGCAGCTATTGGTATGCTCGAATGTGCAAAACTTGAATTTTACCGTCGAGTAGTTGCATCATATGAAGACCAAAAGTGTTTTGATAACGGTGATGTATTTGACTGAACAACACCCATTAGTTACGGATATTTATAGAGTACTTAGTGAAGGTACTGATGTTACAGACGCTGAAGCAACAGAATTTGGGTCTGAGATCGCTACCATCATTAAGTCTCGCCTAGAAGAAAGAAAAGAAGACTCCCGAAGAGAGTTCACTCTACGGATGTCTAATATTGGTAAGGGTGCAAGGCAACTTTGGTATGACAAACACGTCGGAAAGGAAGAGGCGTTTCCTCCTCACACTCTGTTCAAGTTCCTCTTCGGCGACCTTGTCGAGACTGTTCTATTATTCCTCGCCAGAAAGTCGGGCCATAATGTTACGCATCGCCAAGCTGAAGTATCTATCGAAGGCATTAAAGGACATATCGACGCAGACATCGACGGAGTAACTGTAGATGTCAAATCTGCATCAACCCATTCATTTAGAAAATTTGCTGACGGAACACTTGCAGAGAATGACCCTTTCGGATATGTCGAGCAACTTGCAGGATACTGTGAGGCTCGCGATACGGATGGGGGCTTCCTCGCGACTGATAAGCAGAATGGCCACATTGCTTTTCTTCCAGTCAGTCGAGAAGACTTAAAAGCTGCAGTTAATGTTCAGGATCGTATTAATTACCTAAAGGCCACTCTTGAGTCAGATAGCCCTCCTGAGCGATGCTATGAAGACGAAGAAGAAGGTGCTTCGGGTAACCGGGCGCTGGGAGTCAACTGTTCATACTGTGATCATAAATTCCGTTGTTGGGCTGATAGTAATGGTGGTATCGGTCTTCGGACCTTCCTTTATTCTAATGGCCCTAAATTCCTCACGAAGGTTGTGAGAGAACCTAAAGTCAAAGAAGCCACGTTCTAACCTCGAAAGGAACATAAGTGGACGAAAACGATAACGTATTCAGATTTGGTGCAATTAGTGGTGGTAAAGCTGAAGAGGATGAACCCCGAATTCCGACGAATGATTACATCATTACTGATATGGATAACAATGAACTTTTCGGTCGGGGATTTCTCATTTTCACGCCGCATCATATCGCAATTATGCGGGATTTCGGGGCGGGGGCAGTTCCCGTTCTTGTACTGCCACTTGGGCGTATCAAGGCGGCTGAATTGAATGAAGAAGAGCCTGAAGAAAGCGTTCTACCCTTCTAATGGCCTTAAAGAGCGGCTTTGAACGCTCTTTCCAAGCTAATCTAAAGTCTCGGGGAATCAAGTTTAAGTATGAGAGTATAGGTATTCCATATACTCTCGAACGTAATTATTTCCCCGACTTTGAGATTATAGATCACGGTTTCTTTATTGAGACTAAAGGTCGATTGGATAGAGATAGTAAAGCTAAAATGCTCGCTGTGAAGCGACAACACCCTGACATTGATATTAGGTTCGTTTTTATGTATCCGCATAAGAAGATCGCCGGAACGAAACAAACTCACGCTCAGTGGGCCGAACGGAACGGTTTCCGCTGGGCTGAAGGCGTAGCACCGGAGAAATGGTTTAATGAAACAAGATAAACTTCTCATGCTGGACATAGAGTGGAAGCCTGCAACAGCTTATGTTTGGCGTATGTGGGATGAAAATGTTAGTCCCGAACAATTGATTGATGATGGTGGTCTGCTTTGTTTTTGTGCTCATTGGGACGGGGAGAAAGAGTATCAATTCTTCTCCGAATGGGAACATGGTCAAGATGGTATGGCGAAAGCGGCTCTTGAGCTCCTAACAGAAGCTAATGCAATTGTTACATACAACGGAGATAAATACGATCTTCCTAAACTTCGTGGATGTATTATTCTTGCTGGACTTAATCCTCCGCCTCCTGCAACATCAATTGATCTAATTAAAGCTGTTAAGAAGTTTGGTTTTGTCATGAACCGTCTTGCATTTATCGGACCACTATTCGGTATTGGCGGTAAGACAAAACATGAAGGTTTTATGCTTTGGCGATCTGTACTCGAAGGTAATGAGAAAGCTCGTCAACGTATGCAAAAGTACTGCATTCAAGATGTTAAGCTTCTAGTCAAACTCTATGATCGTATTAAGCCATTCATAGACAATCATCCACATCTTGGTGATAACCGAGGTGAGTGTGGTGTTTGTGGGTCTAAGAGTGTTCAGCTTAGAGGTCATCGTAGAACTAAGTTCTTCAAAGTTCAACGTCTACAGTGTAATGATTGTGGATCGTGGTCTACTGGTGCTCGAACAAAGGTGTAATGTGAATTCAATTACTGAAGCTATTTATGCTGCATTCTTTGAAGCGGGTGAGTTTGATGGTCAAGCGGATATTGATGCTGAAGTCTTCATGAACACACTAGAAAGACATGGATACACAATAGTTCCAACGGAGGAACTTAGATTTGAGTAGAGAGGTTACAGGTGACCCGTCAGAAGGTATTGCTGGGGCTCGGAAAGATGACGCCGGAAAAGCTCCAATCTATCGCGGAGGGCTTGGCTACTTCCCGAAAGCAATTTCTGGAGTATCTTCCGTCTCAGCTTTCGGAGCAACTAAATATGCCTGGGACGGTTGGCGATATGTCGATGATGGACTTAATAGATACACTGATGCAATGGTACGACACCTTGCAGCAGAAGCATCGGGAGAAATTGTGGACCTTGATTCTGGACTTCCCCATGCTGCTCACGTTGCATGGAACGCCCTCGCGAGATTTGAATTAATACTCGCTAATTCAGAGAGACAAAAATGAAAGTCTACCTAGCTGGTCCTATGACTGGGTATAAAGATTTTAATTTCCCGGCATTCTTTGCCGCTGAAGAATACCTTAAAGGTCATGGACATACTGTCTTTAACCCGGCTCGTCGTGATATTGAACGGGATGGTGAAGACTACAGTCGATCAGAGACTGGTGATCTTAAAGAAGCTGAGGCTAAAGGTTTTGATCGCAGACTTGCAATTACTGATGATCTAATGTATATTATTAATGAAGCAGATACCATTGCTCTTCTACCAGGATGGAGTGCTTCTAAGGGTGCTCGAACTGAACACTCTTTAGCTGAATTTCTTGATCTTCAGGTGTGGAAACTTGGCGAAATCAACCAAGAAGTTAAGACAGCAGCTTAAAGCTGTAGATAAAGTATTGAGGGAGACTGAGGCACATCTCAGTCTCCTTCTTTATCAGATTGAGGTAACACTGAAAGATACTAAACATGACCGGGATGAACAAGTTCCAGGAAAAAGAGAAGCGTCGAGCAAGACGTCAATATCAAAGGAATGAGATCGCTCGTGATTTACATTCACCTAAATACAGACAAAGAGTGATACATTTGAAGCGTTCAGAGGATATCGACGAATTAGAGGATTTAATTGATTGAAAATTCTAATCTGTGGTGGTAGAGATTTTAATGATTATGTTAAACTCGAAGATACTCTAAATCAAATTGAAGGAAGGTTTACTATAATTAGTGGAGCTGCTAAAGGTGCTGACACATTAGCGATTCAGTACGCTAAACAATATGGTAATCCGGTAAAAATCTATCCTGCTAATTGGGATTTATATGGTAAAGCAGCGGGTCTTATTCGTAATCAACAAATGTTGGACCATGAACACCCCGACCTAGTTATAGCCTTTCCTGGCGGACGAGGAACAGCACATATGAAGAGAATAGCCAGAGAGGCTGCTGTGGAGGTACGAGAAATTACTTGAAAGATTATCAAAGATTTATTGCATATAGTCGCTATAGCCGATGGCTTGAAGACGAACAAAGGCGGGAGACCTGGGAAGAGGTTGTAAGTCGTTATACATCTTGGATGTTTACCCATCTCATTGATAAACATCAATGGGAAATGCCCGCTGAAATGTACCACGACATTAAGTCTGCAATCATTGATCTCGAAGTGATGCCCAGCATGAGGTGTCTTATGACTGCAGGACCAGCTCTTGACAGAACTCATGTTGCAGGTTACAATTGTGCTTATATGGTAGTGGATAATCTTCGGGCATTTGACGAGGCCATGTATATACTAATGTGTGGGACTGGTGTCGGATTTAGTGTGGAGGATAAGTATGTCAGTCAACTCCCAACAGTTGGTGAATCAATTGTTGGAGAAGATCAACCTACTGTTACAGTTCCCGATTCTAAAGAGGGATGGGCGATATCACTCCGACATGTCATTGATTACCTTTATGCAGGGTATCAGCCAAAATGGGACATCGGGAAGGTTCGGC